GGCGTCCCCAAATAGGCGTCAGGATCAAATGGCACGATTATTTTCTCCCAAGCCGGTCTTTAATTTGTTTTGCCCGAGGATCGGTTGGGTTGCTGTTGGCCCAGTTCATGGCTTCTTGATCAATCGGGGAAAGTCCAGAGGTTGCACCGCTAAAATTCTTAATTTCCTTGGCTCCAGCCCCGGCTTGGATTTCCATCGCGCGGATAGCGGTTTCCCTTGATTTTTTCTTTTGAGCCTTCACCGCCTCGCTATCGCCGAGTTGAGGAAAATACTTTTGATCTTCCATGTCTAATTCCTCAGCCCCAATAACGGCACCGGATTCTTTCCGCAAATTGGCGGTAATGAAATTTCTTTTTGCTTGCAGAACTTGTTGTTGTGCGGGGCTGGCGGTTGCAGCGTTGATGATCCCACCGATTCCGTACTGGGCACCAGCGCCAATTGCTGGCATATCCGTGCCCTTGGCCGACAATGAATCTAGCAGGGAGTTTGCTTCTTTCATGCGAATGCCAAAAGCAACTGCTTTACCTTCGCTTTCATTTAACGGCTTACCAGATTCTAGGGGTTTGCCGCCAACGGTAATTGGCGTAGCTTTTCCAGAACGCTTGTCAACCGCAACAAACACACCGTCAGCTTCTTTGATTTCCTTTTCAGGATTATCAACTTTGTATTGCTCAAGTTTTTGACGGTCGGCCGCTATTTTGGCATTGAATCTGGCAATTTTTTCTTGTTCCGCATTGGCTCGTTTGGTTTCTTCCGCCTGCGCCGCCGAAACGTCTTTTACCGGTTTCCCTGTCGCATCAACCACCGGTGTTGTTGCCCCGGTGATTTTATCGATTTTCATTACCCCGGCTGGCGTGTTCACAAATTGAGAGCCCGCATTTGCCTGAGTGACCAGTTTGCTCTGCTCGTCCACCAAATCTTTGAGTCGGCTGGCTGCAAGAGTGTTGCCAGGATCCGATTGAACGATACCGCTAATCCGCTGGATTTCAGACTGTACTTGACCCAAACGCCTATTAGCCGCACCTTGAGGCGCAGCCGGTGCCGCTGCTGGCGGGGTTGCCAAGGCGTTTCCAATTGCCGGCGCGGCTGACGCCCCCGCAGGGGCCAGCGCATTAGTGGCTGATCCTGACGGGTTGGTTGGCTGCAAAGCTTCTGCCTGGAACTGAGCACGAATCACATCCGGCATCTTGTCCAAACCAACGGCGCTGCGTTCAATCAATCGTTGTAGCCCGCCAGGTTTTTGCAATTCCGAAACAATTTGAGCGCGCGATTGCTCGGCGGTAACTCCGCGACCTTTTAAGAACTCACCAAGAACTGGGTCCGCATGATTGGCTTCGTGCCAAGCCAGATAGCCTTCCGGGGTGTTTACACCAGCTAGCCGGCCGCGAGATTGCTCTAGTTTTTGATTAACAACTTCGCCGAATTGCTTTTGCCGAGCTAATTGTGCTTGTTCCACTTCGGCCAACTGCTTTTCAATAGCCGGCAGTTTAGAACCAACGCCTGTAGTTGCCAGTTCGCCGCGCAAAATTTGCAGATCAATCTTGCCAGTTTCTCGGTTATAAGCCTTCATGTACGCCTTGTTTAAGGCGTTTTCAGTCTGTTCTCCCCGTTGCGCGGCCGCAAGGCTGTATTGCGCGAGCGCGTTTTGGTTTTGCGCGTTTTGAATGTTGGCAACCGTGCCATACATCGTCAACGGGTTTTCCAGTTGGAGCGGTCTAACGCCCAGTGCGATAGATGGATCAATTGCCATGATTAGACCTTAATAATACCCGTCGCCAAAATTACCCGGAGTGACTTGAGTGCCGCCATATGCACCGCTGTAAGAAGGAAGACCACCGTAGCCCAGAGAATTGTTGGACGGCAAACGACCAATTAACTGCTGGTTTTGCATATAGTTCAAACCCGTCCCGAGCGCAGACGTTAGCGCGTTGGTTCCACCAACATAACCAGAAGCGCGAGCATTGGCTACGTTGCCATAGCCAGTTGCAAGGTTCTGCCCCATTTGACCCGCTGCGCCAGTCAGAGTATTGGTAGCAGTCTGCCCAACACCGGCCAATGATTGCAACGGGTTAAGTTGAGCGTTGCGCTCAATCTGGTAACGGTTAAAAGCGTTCTGATACTCTTGCGAGCCCAAGTCTTGACCGTAGCGCTGCGCTCCTTTCAATGTAGCCCCAGACAACAAACCGCCCCGCGCTGCTGCCGTACGATCTAACGATTTCATCCCTTCGGACAACCGAAAAGCGTACCCTGGGTCTTGCTGGAACTGGTTCATGCCAAACGGGGTGTAGTTTGACGCCAACGGAATCAGTTTGTTGAGTGCTTCTTCGCCAGCCTTGCGGAAAGGTTCTTGTAACTCAGTTTGGCGGTTGAACATCCGCTCTTGGGCATCAATACCTTGCTGGGCCGCAGCCGCTTGTGTGCCAGCCGCACTACGCGATCCTGACGCCGCTATAGCCCCGCCAAGAATTGCGGCTCCACCGCCAATAATTGCTGCTGTGATAAAACTCATGGTGACACCTCAATTTCTGTTTTTTTGATCTTATTACCAATGGTAAACATTGATTTGGGATCGTCCTCAACAAGTTCGGACTCTGCGTCTTCTACAGTGTTTGACTCAACTCGATGAAACGTCATACACAGCGCATCTGTTTCAGCAAATACTGCGCGTTTTGTCCCCGGTGTGCTACACAGCAACATCGGGCCGGTGATGGTTTGCAACCCATCATCAGTGGTCACTTTGACAGTGCCTGACACAACCATGTAAAAATGCTCTTTCTTGTGAACTTTGCCAACAATCAAACACCCGGCTGGACGCCACACTTGACGGCAATACATACCGCCGTGGAAAACGTGTTCCGTTGGTGCCTCATATTGAGGCATCTGAACCATTTCGGCCTGTAACCGCTCAATCTGCTCCCGCGAAGGAGCTATGTTAGCTAGATCGTTCAAGTCACTTCCCGCCCAGAAACCCGGATGTTGATCGCGCTGGCCGTACCTGCAATTGTACTGATAAAGTCGCCGACACCTAGAACTTGCCCAACCAACTCTGGGAACGTGTACACCTCAGACGCGGCGAGCGTCTTAGTCTTGGTGATCAGGTTGGTGTTTCCGGCAGATCCGGTTACTGTGACCAAGTTGACGGAAATTGTAGCAGCAGAACCGCTGATGTTGGTCGCCGTAAACTTGTCAATGATCGCGGTGACGCCAGTCGCGGTGTACTGGGTCGTTTGCGTGTTTTCGGCAAACTTTGCCGGAACTAAGACTTTAACTGTGACGGCCATGTAAAGATCCTTTATTCAAGCATGAGGTAGCTGCGGGAATCTTGATTCCACTTGCCTGTAGCGCCGTTGTATATCAGCTTGTCACCATCAGACGGGTTCATCGCGGTTACATCTGCTAATTGAGCAAGCATAGCGGTTATTTGCGCGGGCAACAACGCCAAAGCGTCAATCTGTTTTTGCATTTCAGCCAGTTGCGGTAACAAAGCTATTGGCGATTGTTGCGTATTTACGTTCTGCGTTAACTCTTGAAGCGCGGCGTCGTAAGATGCAGTCAACGATACCGCGTCTGGTCCTACCGCCGGGTTGTCATAGATTTGAGTAGCCGCGTTGTTGAGCGACAAAAAAAACAAATACCAAGCGCGATCAATGTACCCCGTGCGCGGATCAATTAATGGGACTCGCGGCGGCGTGATCGGCGTCACGTTAGGCATTTGTGCCGCTCAATATCAACTCTGCGCCCATGATTACCGTCTTGACCGGATCGGTTCCCGAAATTTCGTAGACCCGATCACGCAACTTTAGAGTCATCCCAAGCCGCCGCCAGAACACCCGATGATAATAAGCGCCGATCTTGCCAACTGGCGACCAGTGTTCGTTTGACCAAGTGTGACCCGCGTCATCCGACCAACGCAACATTACTTTTGGGTCAGCGCCTTGCGTGGCAATTGCTTGCTGGTCTGCGATCAAATAGTCGCTAGCTTGAGTAATTAAATAATCGCCATCTTCCGTTTGTAGGTAAATGTCTTCGTTTACAACAAACCCGTTTAGCCCAACGCCAGATTCACAATCAAGTTGTAGGCTATGGTGCGCGGTGCGTCTTAGGTTATTCTGCCCAGTAGGTAGCGCCCGCCAAGAGCGCAACCATTTCTGGATGCTTCCGTTGTCGGCGTACACATCTAAATCAAAAGCGTAAATGTTGCCATTGGCATAATCTCCAACAACAATCTGATTGTTAAACGCCATTTGGCAATTGCTGCGGTGCCGCGTGAACTCGCCGTTCACCCAGCCCGCCCGTTCATGCCACGCTTCCGTAGCCGCGTCGTACACCCAAGTAGCGTTTCCCGTTGGGAACGTCAGCACATAAAACGAATGCCCGCCCTGCTGGTAAGTGTAAGCAATCGCGTCAGAGATGTCGCTGTACTGCTGGATTTGCCATTCAACCGCATGAGTTGAGATCCGCTGGCCGGTGTAACCATTAGCGCGGTAAACCATGCCCTGCCCGCGCCGGTCACGCCCAAGCCAGAACATCCCGTTGTCCATCTTGGCAACGGAATATGGTGCAGCGCAACCTAACTCATTAAACGCGCCTTGGATGCGTTGCAGCGGAAAGTCCGTTGCGCCGGAGTCATACCAGACTTCAATTGAGTTAGTACCAAACGCCCAGACTTCGCGGAAGTTTGCCGCCACCGCGACTAGCCCGTCTGGCGAGCCTTCGGTGCTGGCAAATTCCAGCGGGTCAATAGACGTACCGTCTAACAGCGCAGTCACCCACAACTTCTGGCTGTTGGGTTCGTTGAACACAAAGTAGCCGTCCAGATAGCAGACGGTTACAGCGCCGGGAAAATCAGGATCGGTGATCTGACCAAAAGCGTTTGTGGTGTTGTTGTAGATGTAGCTAGGGCCATTGGCCGCGATAAATAGCTGCGTACCGTTGTCAGACATACTGACGGGGCCTGTGCCAACTACGGTTCCCAAAAGCGTCGCGGCGTAAGAGTTGTTAATCTTGTACAACTCTGTACCAGACACCACAAACGCAACGCCGTCCTGCGGCGAGAAGGCCCATACGCCACGGATCGGCCCGTTGCCGACTGTTGCCAGCAGTTTGAGTCCTGGCGCTCTATTTAGGAACGCTGGTTCTTTACCTGCTTCCGGCACAATTTCTGGAAACAAGTTCACCATTCTGTTGTCGGCGGCGTTGACCGACCGAGCAACATACGCCGATCCCAGAATCGGCGTTTTCATTAGTAGTTCCCTGCGTAGACGTTAAACCTCTGGCGCGTTGCAACCAACGAATAAGGCATGGACATCAGATCGTCAGGATTATTGATGCGCTTCAGGTTGCGCTTGCTGGTCATGGCGATACGCTGTACTTGCGGGGATGGTTCTACGCCAAATTCCGGTGCGATTTCCATCGCAAGATTGTAGGTAAACGCCCGCAAATACCCGGGTGGGAAAGCCAGCGTGGTTGACAGCGTTGCCGGTTGGGACAACTCCTCAACGCTAATGAAGTGAAACTCTAGCAAGCGCGTCGGCTTGGGGTAGAGATAGATGTCAATGTTGGGGTAGGTCATGTTTACAAACATGACCTGCGGATAGGTAGACGTTACGGTTTTGACCGCGATACCGTCGTACTGCTGCTGATTGATTAGCTTGATGCCGTAAGACACGTTGGTCTGCGGATCGCGGAAGTAGGTTGCGTCATCAACCAAGATGGGGCGAACAGCAGTACCGTTTAGACGCACCAAAGACCCTGACGGCCCAAGCGTGGCGTTGATTGCACCAACAGGCCA